ATTCAAAGCCTTGAACGCAGGGATTGATTCACGAACAGATTGAACACCCTGAGCAATAGCCATAGCACTATTGACCTTAAGTAGTGCTTCTTCTACCTTAGCAGTATCAGCACCAAACGCTCCCATAGCACCCTGAGCAAGTTCAAACCCACCTGCAAGTCCTTGAATAGAACCGCCTAACTTCTGTGACATCGTGCCACTCATCCCATCGACTGCCATATCAACGTCAATGATGACCTTCTTCATCTTACCGACTTGGGCAGTCATTTGCTTGAATTGGTCTGATGAAGTGTCACCAGCCTGAGCCATTGCATATAGTTGGTCTTCTAATTCACCAATCTGAGCAGTTAACGGTTGTATCTCATCGTAAAGTCCAGCAACCGAGTTTTCTAACTTATCTAACTCAGCTCTACCCTCAGCAGTTTTTACGTCAATTACTATCGTTTTCTTTTCCATAACTGCTCTCTTACGATTTGTTTAACCATCTCTTTAAACGTCTTAGGTATCTTGTACTTACCCTTTGCTATCTCAATAACCTCACTTGTAGCGTGAAACTTTGAAGTGCCTAGCATATCTATAATGTTCTTTATCATTCTGAAACTCTTAATTGTACGTTTTCTGTTACCCTTTGATTAGTGAATCCTGTACCCTCTAATATTCTAACTATTTTACATCGTCTTTGTGTTATCGTTATGTATTGAGTAGGTAATGTTATACCTCTAACAACTATTGTTAACGGGAATGTATTTGTTCTTACAGCACCTGACGAATTGGCAGTACAAGTAAATGTTACAGTCTGCTCACCTATTGGTGTTGTATCATCAGGTGTAGCGAACTGAGTTTCTAAAGGTGTACCGATTGTTATTGTTGTATCAGCATTAATACTAAAGGCAACATCTAAATCTTGAGCAGCGCAACTAATCTCAAAGGCTTGATTATAGTCTTGTGCAGCCCTCCAATTACTAATCAGTACTAACTCAACTTCACCTGTGACAAGGTTCTGCTTCATATCGTTAATCAAGTACTTCTTATCTCTGATAATCATACTATCGTTTAATCGAATAGAAGTCATCTCATTAAGTGGGAAATTGCACTTAACAGTTACGATTCTAGTCTTTAGATTGTACAGATTAAGTAAGTAGCTTTCGTAATATTCTCTATACAAAGTATTGTTAACAACATCAAGCGTTAAAGAACTATACTCGCTACCAAAGTTCAATGTATAATCTTCTTGAGCAAAGTTCATGTCTTGACCAAATGGAACATATCCAGTAATCTCATCTACTGTTGAACCGTTATCGAAATAGAATGAAACATTTACATCTTGATAATCATACATATACAAAAGCGTTGGCTTGGGTACATAGTTCTTGTACTCAGGTTCAGTTCCTAGACAATATCCTACTTGTATGTTGGTATTAGTAAACTTAGAATGTAGAGGTGTTTCAAATGGTAGTTGAATAGTATAGTCACCACCATCATAACCAAAGTTAGCTGATAGGTCTGAGTATTCACGCTTGAACAAATCAAAAAACTCTCTATTCATAAATGACTGTGATGGTTGCCACTTGAAATTTATGTTGTTGTACAGTTTAGGTCTATCGTAAGTGATAGTTTCAAACGATGTGTATTCTGTTATGTTCCAATCAATACCACTATTGTAGAATACGTCTAAAGGTTCAATGTTAAATGTAGTTAAGTTTGAACCTGTAACTGTTAGGTTGTAAAAGTTAACTAATCCATTGATGAAGTCAATAACCTTCATGTCAGGCGCAAGAAACGCTAAATCAGTTGTAGCTGTTGTGCTAAGTGAAGTGTCTGAAGTATCTGTATAGGCATCAACAAAGTTAGCAGAAGATACACCTGTATCAATTAGAGTGTAACGTAACTCATAAGTTACAGTATTAGAAAACGTCATTGAAGCAGTTGATCGTAGTCTGAACGATAACGACCTATTTAGTCCTCCGTCGTTTTGTTCCAACAGGATATTAAATATCTGAGTACCATTACCAAGCTGAGAAAATAAATAATTTCCATTATCGTAAACGTCTAAATAATAATCAATAGTTGAACCTGTGTTTATCTCAACAGATGTGAAGTGTTGTATGTTAAACGCTACATCGTAAGAACCTGTAAGTAATGATGAAGGCGAAACAAAACTATATTGTACTGTATTGTCATATAGTATATCTGTACTTACTCCAGCTTCACCAAACTCTAATATCTTGCCCTTAGTAAAGAATTGGAATGTTTCTTTATTCTTAAACCACAAGTACAAATGTCTGAACTGCTTAGTATCTAAGAATGAACCTGTAAATGTTAAACCCCATTGAGTAGCTATGATGTCAAGTATAGACTTAACACGAACCGCAGGGAATAACTCACTAAAATCTATCGGTGATGTGTTTAAGCTAATATCTCTAGTATCAGCACTTCCATACTGCCAAACTCTATTTGAACTAATTAAAGGGTAGCGTACGTTATAGTCAGTTGAAGTGAAATCTGTTTCAACTCTCGCTTGAATCTCAGCACCGCTATATGTGTGGTCTAGTGTTGCATAGTTTAAGTCGCCTAACTTAGCGTCACCTATTAAGTCCTTAATATTTACAACGTCACCATAGAATGAAACTGTATAGCTTTCTCCATCAGTAGATTTAGTTTCAGAACGTTCTAACTGTATCTTACCAGTTCTAAATGGAATATGGTCTATCTCTATTCTTGCGTCACGTCTTCTATTATGGTCAATAGCATTATCAACATCATTCTGAAAGTAGTATTCAAAGATTTGATTGTTACGGTCTGAACATGGAATAGTAAACGTCTGTGAGAAGTCTGTAAATACCTTACCAATATCTGTAATATTCTGAACTGTTGAGTTGACTACAATTTGTTCATCACTGAATAAGTCTAGTATCTGATTCTCTACATAAATTTGAACACTTCGCATTACATAATGTTGTTTATGATGTCATTAGCATAATCAAACTCCATTGAGTAGTTAATCACCTTATCGTTAATCTTCTTGACTTTCTCAACTGACTTGGTACGCATCTTAACAGGTTTGTTATCTAATAATATAACCTCAGAAAGCATTAACTGTTGTATTGCTTCTGAGTTGTTTTCTTCAACCCATCCTGTGTTAAGTTTAACACTTGCCTTACCATTGATATTCATTACCTTATCGTAACCTACTGAAGTATTATAGATAGGTGACGATGGCATTAATCTCCAATCAGTACCGTTAACTTCTATTGTATCTCTCTTAGCTTTAAAGAATATTAATCGTTGCCATACACCAAACTTATTTACAAAGTCACATTCTACGGGTGTGTATCTTGGTTCACATTGAGCCGTGAATGTAAACGTTGCTAGTGTAACTGAGCCTGAAGTGTTGTAGATGCTTAGTGTATTACCTGTTGCAATATAAGAAGTGTGTACCATTGGTACTTGCTTAACTACACCCGATAATGCTACGTTAGTTGTTGCACCTGTTCCTAGTTGTGTATATCTTGCTTCTAAAGTAGTAAGTGAGTTAACGAATACTGATACACTACCACCGTTGTCACCTTCCTTAACATAGAAGTCACCTGTTGACATGAACACATTGTTATAGATAGGGTTTGAACCTTCCTCGAAATATCCGTAACCATCGAAGCATATAAACTCAGTTGTAGCTTGAAGTACTCCATTAAGATAAGTCTTAGCAGTACAGTAACAATAGTTAGCAACTGGTACAACCGCCTGTGAAGTGATCTCAGTAAACGATGTATGTTCTATGTAGTTTCTTACATAAGGTGATACGTTAAAATATACAGTTGTAGCTACTGTTGAAGGTATTGGTTTGCTTAGTGTTCTCGTTGGAGTAGCAGGAATACTTCCAGGGTCATTCCAAATGAATAGCTTACATACTACTTCATCATTAGCTGAACCTGTTACTGATACGCTACGTGGTGAACGTGCAAATAATTTTTCTAGTGCCATTATGCTATAAGTGCTATTAGTTTATCGTATAAGTCTGAGTTACTTGTAGGAGCAACACCACCAACTGAATCAATTTGTAATGTTCCTGTACTACCATCCCAACTAACTGCGAATGGTGTATCGTTGTGAACTTTAACAATTATAAATGATGCACCTGTCTTTAAGTAGAAAGATACTTCTTCTTTTCTCCATACACCTTTATCAGCAAAGGTATTCAATACTCCAAAGTCAACCTTAATACTATTCGTTGTACTTGTTACTACTATATTAGCCATATTACTGTTGGTCTTTAAAGTTTAAACTTCCGTAGAATGTTTCTGTTGTACCTGTTAACCTTCTAACACAAAGCAAGGCAATATCACTAACTCCTGCGATTGTACTGCCAAGTGCAAAGTCTGTGTTTAATATACCACCTTGTGAACCATCGTTGGTTTGTTGTGCTGTCTTACTGAATAACTTTGTACCACCTGTAACAGTTGTACCGTTTGTTGAAGTGTTCATTATCTGTGCTGATGAATTGGTTAAGTCAGTCCAAGTTAATGCAGTACCTACAATTGTAGGATTTAATAGTATCATGTAATCGTATGCAGCAGTTGATGTACAAGTAATTGAAAAGTCAAGTAGCTTAATGTAAGAAGCTAGATAACCACTCTTTAAACGTATTCCAAGCAAAGGATAAATACTTGCATTGTTTGCGGTTACTAATGCAGTACCATCTCTATCTACTGCAAATGGAAACCCCGTATCTTTTAAACCACCTTCTGAAATTACAGTTGAACAAATGTGTGTAAGTGTTGAAGCTGCTCCTGTACCATCGTTTTGAATCTCATAACGCAATGGTAAGTTAGGAACACTCATGTAAACTAATGTAGTGTTGTTAGCGTTTAGAACTTCATGACAATAGAATGGTTCACCATCTACAAAGAATCCAAATCTAACACGACCAACACCAAACCATTCAAAATCAGCAAACATAATTTGGCACTTAGTAAAGTCTAAGTTAATACCACTATTACCTGTGCCATCCATCTTATCAATATTCCAATTGGCTTGAAGCACCCTCGTATCAACAGGTGAACCGCTTGTGTTACTACGAATAGTTACACCCATCCCATCGGCTTGTTGGTCAAAGATTAACCCATTGTTAGCATCGAATAATCCTATCTTTCTTTTGATTCCCGTTGCTGCTGATCCAAATATTCCCGTTTGAATAAATAGTTGAGATTTACCAGGTTGATAGTTGAATCTTCTAAATGTTTGTCTTGCTCTTAATACTGCACCTGTTCCTGTTGATAGTGTTGTACTTGCTTGATTAGTGTTGTACGTTGAAGCACCACCACTACCGCTAATTACTTGGTCATCCCAAAACAAAGGTTGTTTATCTCCTAACTGCTTTGAATCGAATATAGTCTCAGGGCTTGATATTCTAAGCCTTGCAAAAGCATCCTTATTCTGACTAGCCAAACCATCAGCCAACCCCTCAAGGTATGTTATCCTATATTCGTTATTATATCTATTTGCCATATTTACCCAATGTATATTCTAAAAACTCATCTATATCTAACCCAAACGCTTCAATAATATCATCACCTAATCTCTTATAAGCTAATTCAAAAGGGCGGGTAAAGAAAAGACTTGGTTTGATTCCATTGTTAAAGACTGACCTAGCAATAAGGTAGCTTAATGATTTATGTGTGATG